GCAATAGTATTACGTGGTCTATTTTTTTTCAGGAAAAAATGATATTGTGTTTTATTCAAGTATAATTGCTTTTATAGATTTTTCACCCATGTAAATCTCGGTCTTTGCTTTGCCACGCCAGCACTTGTATGTAACAGATTCCGAAAAGTTTCTTTCCGCCTCACGTTTACCGCGTAAGCATTGAGCCATCGAGTCTTGAATACGGTGTTCCTTGATCTCTCCATTTACAAACATAAGTAATCCTATTACAGCTTCTATCATTCTGTGTAACTCCCATTCTTGTAACCAATCTCACGATTAGCATCTTTTAATTTTTCTATATCTTCTAAAACTTTATCCATTTGTTTTCTTAAAAATTCTATGTTTACTTTGTTCAACGCCATGTTTTCTATGTGTGCGTTTAACTTATCGGTAGTTTTATAAAGATCCTCAATCATCATGAATTGCTCAGAATCCGCGGGCAATGAACCTAATTGTCCACGTGGCCATTTAATTCTAAAATCTGTATTCTCTGTTAAATCTTTTTCCATCAGCTCTAATCTTGTGCTGTGCTGGTTAAGACGCTCTACCATATTGAAATAGCCCATGGTGCCAAGGGCGACGATTACGATCAAACTAGCAACCGTCTTCATAGGCATCTGCACGGCAGCCGATTCAGATATTGTTAAAGGTTTCTTACTCATTTAATTTGATATCCCGGCTCTAAAAATAAAGCTAGTAAGCATAATAGAATTATAAGTATTGCAGTGAATTTGTAATTCATAACAATCTCCCGTCATAAAACCTACAATATTATTGCTATAACAATTACAACAGCTACTGCAATTACTACTTTTTTGTGTTCAGTCCAGTAGTGCATTGCTGCTTTTTTAATTTTATCAATCATTTTTCTTTTCCTCAATCTCGTAGAAGAAGTTATCAGTATCTTCTGTTCTCCATTTACGAGTGTCTTCTACATTCCACTCTGAAGTTTGCACCTTCCAATCTGGGACTTGATCCTTCACAGTAAACGAAGGTATGTCCCATATAATTCTATTGTTAGGTTGTGCTGCATAATTGCCATCATCTAAAGCCATTATGTGTGCGCACTTGTGTTCGTGCGGAATTTCTGAATGATCAGTATCTACTATATTACTCTCTGGGTGTGCAAAATCAACAGTAAATAAATAAGCACCACTGTGCCATTTTTTGTCTTTACCAATGTATTTACCTGATTGACCGTCTAAAATATCCCAACAATGGACAGAAGGATAATAAGAAAAACAATTCCAGAGCTGTAGTTCATCAAGTCGTCTTGTGGGCACGTCGGATGGCTCAAATCCCTTTTGAATAAACGCGCTAATTGGTAAGCGATAAAATATTGCACCGTTTTCCATAATAGCATGAAATAATATAGGACGACCTGTGATTGATGATACACCAAAGATGATGCAATCTTCAACTTCTCCATGATGTTTTTTAAGATCATATAAATACTCTCTTCTTATTTGTGCGTAAGTTGCTGGTATGTTTGCATTTAAATAAGCCATAAATCATTTTACATTACCCCAGTTAGGCCCTGACTCATGATCGACTTTGTTGGGCACCTCCAGGTTTACTGCTCCTTCCATTATCTCTTTTATTTTATCAGCATGTGCTTTAGATTCAACTGATATATCAAGTTCATCATGTACTTGTATATGTGGTGTAATACCCTCTTTGTATAAATCTATCATAGCTTTCTTTGTCATGTCTGCTGCTGATCCTTGTATTAATCTGTTTAATGCTTTGTAAGTGTAAGCTCTTTTAATCCCTGGTCCGTGTTCCGCGAGCGCTGCTTCGTGTGGTAATGCTTTATGTATTCCAAATTGATTTGGCTCCCACAAGTGAAACCTACACAGTCTACCAAGTAAAGTTCTAACTCTACCTCTATCCTGGGCTCTTGCCATGACACTATCCATTAATTGTTTTACAAATGGTACACGAGAATGATATTGTCTAAATAGTTCATCAGCTTTTTCTTTGTTGACACCTAATTCAGCTTGTAATTTATTTTTACCCATACCATAAAACAAACCAAGGTTAATTGTTTTTGCTTGATCTCTTGGTATGTCAGCCATGTCAGCTACAATTCTATGAAAGTCTGCATCACCCTCGTTGTATGCATCAAGTACATCTCCAACAGCATACATATTTTGCAGTGCAGCATAGTGCACAACTAATCTAGGTTCTTGTTGTGAGTAGTCAAACACACCCCACTTACAATCTTGTTCTGGTATAAACAATGATCTAATCATTGGTCCGAGTTCCTTGTTCCGTGCTGGTATCTGCTGTAAGTTTGGGTTAGCATAACTAAATCTCCCGGTTACTGTACCACCTTGATCGGATCTAAGTTGATTGATCTCTGCAAATATTCTTCCTTCATGTTCATGTTTAATTATGGTATCTATAAAAGTTGTGTGTGCTTTATTTATTTCTCTTGCACGTGCAATCTTTTGTACCATCGGATGTGGATGGTTTTGTAAAAAATTTTTAGTAAAGGATGGTGCTTGTGTTTTTTCAGTTCTATCAAATGGTAAAGAAAGTTTTTCAAAAACTTGAGCAATGGATCTTGCAGCCCATATTTGTGTGTCTATTCCTGTTTCTTTCTTCACTTGTTGCAGGCATTGGTTTTCTTCTTGAATTAATTTTTGTTTTAATCGATGAGCTGCTTCAATATCTACGCGAACACCTAGAAAACGCATGTCTACAAGGCAAGGAAATAACGAAGTCTCCAACTGAAAAATGGATTCTATATCTTGGGCTATTATTTCTTTTTTCATTTCTTGCCATAGTTCTAATGTTAATCTAGCATCTTGCTCTGCATATTCACCCACATACATCGCCGGCAATTTATACATCTCAGATTTAGGATCTATGCCCCATTCCTTAGCAGTTTCGGCCAATACAGCCTCATTTTTACCCTTTCCGACGTAATCTCGACCCATAGAGCCCAAATCGTATCGAAAGCGATTCTCGTCCACGAGAGAGCCAGCAATCATAGTATCTATGATGGTGCCCTGTATTTCGTACCTTTCAGCTCTTAAAAAACATACATCATACATAGCATTGTGAAATATCTTCTTTGCAGGTGTTTTTAATACATTTTGAAACCATCTTGTGACTATTTCATGATCCATATTACCACCACCTTCATGTCTTATTGGATAGTATCCAGACCAATCATGCACAGCGACAGCTATACCTACAATTTGTCCTTGTCCTGTAACAGAACCAGACCCCATAGTTTTTAAGTTTGGATCTTTTGTTTCTAAATCAATTGCAATCTCATCATACTTTGATAGATCAGGAAATTCTGTTGGGGGTAACCACTCTACTTGTGGACTAAACATAGGTTTTTGCATTATTTATAATCCCTTTCTATAATCATTTCTAAAAAATGTATTGCTTTCAAAATATCTTCCTTACCATTTTTATCTTGATGTCTTATAATATATTTAATAGCACATCCTTCCGGATATAGCAATTTATTCTCAACCACAAACTTACTTGGTTGAATTTTGTATTTTTGATAATGAGATCCCCCATGTTGTTTATTCCATACCTTACTCATAAATCGTATCCTTTGTTATCTTGTTGTGGCCTAATAACATGTAAATGTTCCTTGGTCCTTGTTGCACCAACATAGAACAATCTATTCTCATCATCAGGATTTTTTTCATAGCTTTTCATTGTGTTAAAACTAAGATCAGTGAGCAACACAACATTTTCTGCTTCACCACCTTTTGCACCGTGTATGGTTGACAAAGTTATACGTGGTGCTTCGTTTAACTTCTCTCCTCTTCTTCTCATTTGTTTTAAATAATTTACTTCTCGTCTTGGAGCTGCATCAAATGCTTCAAACCAAACTTTGTCTGTGTTTAAACCATATTGTTTTTTTAATTGATCTATCCCATAAAAAGATTCTTTTACCATTCCTTTAATTTTATTTTTATCCCAGCAATTTATGTAAGAGGAAATTTTTTCTATTTGATCATACTTTAATAATTGTCCTTGGCGTAAATGCTCCCAATCTAGTGCTGACATATGCAGAGTGTGTTCTTTTTGTTTTTTAAATTTATTATTATAATAATATCCATTTTCATAAAGAGTTGGCTCTAACTTATCTAACATGTATTTAGTTCTAGCTAGAACCAACCATTCACCTGATGACATATTAATATCTTCAAAGTCATCATAGTTTGACAAGGAGCCTTGATGAATTTTTGGATTCCAAGATTTATTTATTCTATTTTTTATTTTATTTATAATACCCATCGCAAGTCCGTGCACCTTTGCAGGTATTCTGTAAGATTGTTGCAAGGGCAGCATCTGTCCTTCTTGCGCTATGAAAGAGTCCACATCTGCCCCTGCCCATCTAAATATCGCCTGGTCATCATCCCCTGCAATAAAAGAATCTGTTGTCTTTTGCCAAATAGCTTTTGCCATGTCCCATTGCATTCTTGATAAGTCTTGTGCTTCATCAATAAATACAACATCAAATTTTGGCACAGCTAAATCTGACTTTGTAAATTCTAATATCATGTCATTAAAGTCTATAAGATTATGTTCTTTTTTATATCTTTGTAATTCGTTTGATATGATTCTTAGTTTATCTAATTCTAAATCTTGATTATGTTCTTGTAGATTATATTGTTGTTCAGCCGTAATACCTTTTAATATTGCAAGATTTACTATTCGAAGATATTCACTGTCTGTTGTAAATATACCATTGTGATCGTTTTCATAATCCGCATATCTTATTTCTTCTTTTATTCTTTTGCCAAAGTCTTGATAATGTCTACGTTGCATTACGTTTTCTTTTTTTATTCCAAGTCTTCTAAATGCTAGTGAGTGTAGTGTTCTAAAATAAGGTAGATCGTCTTCTTCTAAATTAAATTTTTTTATTGCTCTATCTCTTGCTTCGTATGCAGCTTTCTGTGTAAATGCAAAGTAGCCTACTTTGTCAGGATCTGTATTTTTAAGATAGTCATCTACTTTGTTTAACAAAGTCGTAGTTTTACCTGTGCCTGGTGGTCCTAATACAATTGTTTTCATTTATCTGTTGATTCCTTTATCATGTTTCTTAGACTAGTATTAAATTTAATTTCTTCGGAAGTTTCTTGTCTATGCTTTCCCTTGTTTATTAATTCTAATTTAGCATTTTTTTCATGATATTTTTTAAAAGCCTCACATATAGCCATTCCTTTTATATTATCTTTGTCAAATCTAGCTCCATCACTAGGATAATATTTTCCAAAAGGTCTTATGTAACTTTCAAAATCTACTCTGGAATGTATTTTCATAACTTGATCTGCAAAACCTAACATTAAATTTATAAAAGTAGTGTCTTTGTGATGAACTTCGTGAACACCTGATTGACCATTATTTTTATTGTATTTAAAATCTATTATTTGATCCTCAACAGATCTTCTAAACATATTCATTACAAAATTTCTATCAGAAGCATTGTCATGAATTTTAGGTGAACTAAAACAAACAGGTCCATTAATTACAGATGGATTAGATATGTATGGACGAAAACACCCATTAAAGTATTTATTTAAATGAAAATAAAAAGTATCTTCACCCCATTTCTCCCCAAAAGCATACTCTATGCAAACAATGTGAGGTCTATACGCTCTCCATCTATTTGGTTTTCTATAATATCTATCCATTAAATTTATAATATTGTTGCAATGATATTGATTTAAATATCCTCTATTCATTGTTTTTCTAATTTCAGTAAAATATTCTCTCGCACCGTCCCCATATTTTTTTGATTTTTTTTTAGTTTTAAATTCTTTTTCATATATAATATATGGTTTTTTATCTCCTAAAAAATCCAATTCTTTTGGTAGCTCTATCTGACCTCCCATTGAAATTGGTATGGTCGTTAATTGTTCAAAATTTATTTTTGCCATTAGTAAGGTGTCTCCTCTTTTAATTTTTTTTGTTTATATTCTTCCGTTTTCTTTTCAAATTCTTCTACCACATAAACTGATAATTTATTTTTACCAATTCGCTTATCTGTACAGCCACATTTTTCTCTCAACATTTCAGCTGTTCGTGAATAGCCGAGGTCCCAACGTTTACGCATTAAATGATTGTGATAAAATTTATCAAATACAAAGTGATGATAACCATTGTTGGTCCAAGTACCTCCTCTTGGTAAATCGTCTTTTGAATCTAGTTGTGTTCTATTTAAACAATATTCTCGTAAGTGATTGTATAATTGATCTTCTGTACGCAAACCTTCTGCAGGTTCTGTAACTTCCGCATTGTTTAATAGTATGTTTGTTATATGAACCCAATCTTTTTCTTTTAACGACGGCGGCCTATTTTTTAACTGCACCATACATGCCTCTTGAAATAAACTTTGTTGCCTTAAATGTTTTACACTTTCTAATTTTAATCTTTCTCCGTCTACATTAAGATAATAGTATGGGTCTTCTAAATCTATAACTTGTAGATCTGTAAGATTAGGAAATGAAACTTCCTCCCCGATACCATATTTTCGTGATTTACATAATTTTTTATCACAAACATTACACATAGGTTCTTCATTACATTTGTAGTGAAAATCATTTTTTTCATTGTTTTTTATTTTACCTAAAATTGTTTTTTGATCTAAAGGTGTAGAAAAATATTTATAGTTAAATTCAAATAATTTGTCTTGCCAATTATTAGGCCATTTTTTCTTTGCATAAATTATATATTGATACATAATTCGATCTCTACCATCATCTAATTTATTTTGAGTTAATGCCTCAATACAAGGAGGACCATCGTTAAATTCAGACTCTGGTCTTTTTATTTGTAATTCTTGTAATTGTTGTGATGTTATTTTTATTTTGTCATGCAATTCATAAAAACCTAAAAGACTAACAGCTTTTCCCTGTGAATTAAAAGCATATCTTACAGAATTTAAAGAATTAAAGTATGGTAAATTAAGAAAGTTTCCTGTATCATCTTGTGATTTTAATTCTGTCTGTTTTGGAA